TTCTTAGTCTGCCCGCAGGCGCTTCCATGGCAACGATCTTAGCCTCTGCACCAGCCTGATCACACTGACCCATCGCCCACGGTGGTTCAACATAATAATATCGACGTTGCCTTTTTGTAACATTTTGCTGATTCCTACCCCTGCAGAGTTTACTATTCGCACCCCACCTAGAACTGCCAGCTAATCTATACGACATCTTACCAGTTATCTTCGGCAACATCGTTGTAAAGTTCATGCAGCTATGATATCAGTAGATTTACGTGAGAATGGAAAAAAGTTAAGATCACCAGCGGCTTTAGCGTGGTTTCTGTGTTGAATACATAGGTCTAAAATCGGGTGTTTGAATTTTATTCGGAGTTTCAGGATAGTTTCTCGACCAATAGATGGTTGACCAGTGGCAGTTTTATCCATAATCGGCATACCCATGGCACCGTAAAAATACGATGCTAGTTGTTTATTGCTGCCTAAAAATTTTGAGTCATCTATACCTGTTAAAATCTTGGCAATTCTTTGAATCTGAATAAGCCATCGATGATGCTCAGCTATTTCTGCTTTTACTGCGTCTAGGTCAATTGGTAAGCCTCGAAGTGCCATTGGCATATAAGCACAGATGGCATTCATGGCTTGTTGCATACTAGTTAGGCAATCCGCTCGTTCTAGTTGACGCTTATAAACCATCCGCATCGTATGCACGTCTTTTGCGCAGTAGAACAAGAGTGCTGATTGTTCGGATTCGTTCGTGCGATTATATATCCCATCTTGTTTGTGATATGGCTCATCGGTCCAGAGTGATACGCAATGACCAAGAGATTTTTCTACCGTTGGATAAATCCTATGCTGAGCAATCATTGTGTCCCAGCAGTTCCAGTGGTAATGCTTGTGCCACGCTGCCATATGTCGAATGCGCCGTTGATGATTGCGTTACCAGACGAAGCCGGGGTAATCAGATCAGCCCAAGCAGAACCAGTGTAATAAACATACTTGTTAGAGTCCTGCAACCAAACAACCATGCCCTCGGTTGGTGCAGTCAAAGCTGCATCGCGTGCAGTTGTCGAAGCAAACACCATCACCGACTGATTCATCAAGTAAGTGTTTAATTCGCTACCAGTGAGCGCATCACCGTTGCTAAAAACTTTATATGCCATTTAAGCCGCTTTCCATAGTTCGTATTGAGTGTACCAAGAATTAGCGTCAATTGTGTGATTGACCTTGGTAATAGTGTAGTATTCGTCGATTGCCAGTTGATTCTTGTCAAACTTCACACCAAGTAATGTACCTGGAGTTAGTGCAGCTGCCTGTGTCAAATTGCCCTCACGATCAACCGCCGGGGTTTCAACACTATTCACCAACTTGGTAACAGTGGTGTTAAACACTTCAGTAGCCCAAACAGTTAGTTCATCAGTGTCGATAACATTCAACGAAAGCGATGTAAAGTTTTCGCCATAAAGTTCAATGCTGTCACGATCTTCCAAAGCAACAAACTGCGTATCGTCCGAAACAAGGTCAACATACAAAGAGTTGATAATAGAATCAGCATCAGCGGCAACAGTAATATCAGACATGCACAAGTGATAAGCCCCGCCATGATCATTACCAACAACCCAAGTCGTACCAGTACCGTTTGCTTCGTCCGGTCTAGGAATGAAGATAACTTGTTCAGTCGCCGGGTCAACCCAACAAACTGCCAAACCGACCTGCAACGCCTCATTTAGTATTCCGTTCGCCTGGATGTCCGTTTCTGATGTCAACGGTATCTTTCCAGTTGTGGCAGCAGATTGCAACGACATAACACCGCCGGCTGTGGTCACCGCAGCTGCAAAGTTTTGCAACGGTGTCGCATAACCTGCACCGTATGAAGTGTTGTCAAAAGTTGCTAGGCGTGTGTTAACGATTGCTTTCCAAAGATCGTACGCGGTGATGTCTATGCGGTTCCAACCGTCTGGTGAATACTGCACGTTGATAGTGTCAATGTAGCCGGTGAATAAAGTAAGGTTTACGCCATTCTTTACAACACGGACACGAATCTTTGTATTGGTTCGGATGTTCTTGTTGACGTTCGGGTCCCATTCGTAGGACTGCAAACTGATGCGCCCAGTACCGGCATTAGGTTGGAAGTAGTAAGCGTCTTGAATGTCGCCACCGATACCAAAGTCAGCTGCAATTGTGTCAGCCTGAACAGGCAACCAAACGAACGCTGAACCGGTACCCAAAACATCAGTTGAACCTAGTAGCGACTGCCCAAGGATGAAGTTACCGACACCACCCAAAACATCGTCCCCACCAAGAACAGACAACCCTAAAACAAAAGTGTCAGCGTCTGGGTCAGGAATAAATAGTTCGACCCGTAGATCAGTCTTTATGTCAAAGTTATCAACCAGTGCCATTAGCGACCGCCACGGATGATTGTGCTAGAACCTGATGCTTTTAGTTGCTTGTTTAGTGTTGCAGAGATTTGAGCAGCCGACTGGGTTGCTTTGATGTTGTTGACAATAGTCACCGGTGCTTTAGCAGCAGTTTTGGCAGGGGTTTTGAAAGTCATGTTGCTACCACCGGCAGATGGTGAAGCGGTTGATTCTAAGAATGTGTTTCCGGCTGAACCGCTAGGCACTGATGTCAAGACACCGCCACCAGCCTGGATGTTTTGGTAAGCGGTCCAAAGTGTTAGCACGGTTCCAAGTGCAGCTGCCAAAGGTCCAAGTGAAGCGGTTAGGGCACCGGTTGCGATTGCCGATGCTGCCATGACGGTGTTGTAAACGGTGATGGCTGTTGTAATCAGTTTGAAAGTGACCACGGCACCTGCAAGAACACCAGAGAAAGCAATGATTGCATCTTTGTTCTTTAGCACCCAGTCAGTCAAGATTTGGAACTTGTCAATCATGCCAATGGCTAGGTCGATGATTGCTTGCATTTTGGCTGTACCCTCTGGGGTTGATAGCCATGCAGAAAACTTGTTTAGGGTAGGCAACAACGCCATACCGATTTGTTCTTGTAGTTCCCCAAAGATGACCTGCATCTTCTGGTACGGGTCAATGTTTGCCGCTTCCGTAGCTGCGCCCTTGAAAGTCTTTTCCAATTCAGCCATCGGGTCCTTGGCACCCTTAAGCGATGGAATAAGTTTTACAAGTGCAGTATCAGAACCAGCCAAAGATTTAGCCATAGCCTGCGAAACAGCGTCTAAGCCCTTACCTGTAGCAGCCGAAGCATCCAAAGCAATTTTAAGCAAACGATTAGATTCGGTTACATCACCAGTGGCAATAAACAACTTCTGATACGCCGGGCGAAGTTGATCATCAGCAACCGCAGATTGGAACTGCATAGCCTTAATTGCCTTTTCAGCCTCAGCAACTTGAACCTTAGAAGCCTTGCCAGTGTTTTCCATGGCAGTAGCCAATAGAGTCATTGACTTGGTATCTTCTACCGCAGCCTTAGATGCTTCTTCAAGTTCACGTTTGAGAATTGCAAGTGAGAAACCAATACCAACTGCAGCAAAGGCTTTATTTATACCGCGAGAAACGGCGGCGGCTTTCTTGTTCATCTGCTGTAACTGGGTCTGTGCGCCCTTGGTTGCAGCTGTGAGGTTTTTGTATTCGCCAAGAATCTCAACGCCGAGTATCAAACTCATTCTGTAACCTCATTCATCTCATTCCAGACCTGAATAAAAGCCTGGTACTCCAGAAGAGTGATTGCCCTGTAATCGCTTGGTGACATTCTTGTCAATAAGCAAAACCGAGCCATACGCTCTGCCTGTTGCTGCTTTACGCTTTTGGGTCTTCTGCGACACCCTTAAATAGTTCTAGGGCTTCTGCAAAAGTAACCTTGCCAGCATCTTCCATTTTGTAATTAGGATCAGTGCGCTTCTTAGCAACCCAAATAATTGCCTTGAGAGCCTTGCCCTTAAGTTTGCCTGCGCCCATTAGTTCATCCATAGCAGTGCCGCTAAGGTTCTCAATGGTTTCTACCTCGTCAAGAGTTAGAGTGCTAAAAAAGTCTTGTGTCATTCTTCTGTGCCTTTCGTAGAGTGGAACGCTATAAGTGTATCCAAAGTACGGTAATAGTTCTTGTAAACCTCATCGCGTGTAATGCCAAGGGCTTTGATAAAGAACGGTTGTGGTTTGATGTTGCGTTTGAACCAACCCCAGTGAATCGGGTTAGCGTAAGGAACCTTGCCGTTATTACCTGCTCGGACTGAAACAGATCGTAGGGCTTTAGAAACCTTGATTGTGTTGCGTAGTGCACCTGTGCGAACTGGCACCAAGGTCCGGGCTTCACGGGCTACAATGTCACCGGCTTGTGAGCCAGCAGCTTTGATTTCCGCCTCAGGTACTCCAATAGCCTGTAGGGCTTGGATGCCTGCTTTGAAACCTTTTACCTTGATGCCAGACGCGTTAGACATTACTAAGCGGTGGTGTCGATTTCCACGCCGTAGTAGATGTGTGATGCAGGTGTGTGAGGTGTGTTCTTCACAGTCAACTGAACGCTGAACTTTGAGATTTCGTTTGAAGTCAAAGATAGCGGTGGCAACTGGTCAAAGATAACAGTTCCCTTGTAGTGTGGCTGGTCTGCAGACGGTGAAGCGTTACCGTTAGGTGCAATGGTGAACGCTACTTCGGTGCCGAAGTTTGCCCAAAGAACCTGGTATAGCGAAGTGTCTTCGCCTGATGTAATACCGTCTAGTTGAAGTGTCCACTGTCCACCAACGCGAGTTTCGCAGAATGTTTGAACATCGCCAGGTGCGTCATCCAAGGTAAGTTCTACCATGTTTGCGTCACAGGCGTAGTCAGTGGTGCCGATTTTGAAGACAATGTTACTTGCCTTGATGCGTGTTGAAGCTGCCATGCTGGCGACCTTTCTAAATTGAAATTGCTAGTTGTACGTAAACGTTAGTGCTTAGGTATTCGGCGTTGTTTGTTTGCAAGTTGTAAGGCTGGTTTACCGATGTTAGGCGAACATAGGTCAACGGTTCAATGGCGTTTAGAACGTCTTCGATTTGCTGATCTAGGTTTTCTGTTGCTTTCTTGTTAGTAGCAGTTGAAGCCACTAGTACAAGTTCAAGACCAAGAGTGTACTCGCCAAACTCTGCCGTAGTCACATAAGGGCTTGCAGCGTTCAAGATAACAATTGGTGGTGTGATGCGTTCCGGAACATACTCCAAAACATTCAAACCAGCAGCTACTAAGTCAGTTTTGAACTGGACCTTAGCGTCGTTTATCTCGCTCATACTGCGTAACCTGTGTACGGCATTAGCAAC